TGCAGTCCTAAAATAATTCAAAGTTATATCGATGATTTGAATGAATTTTACATAAAAAATCAAACATCAAAATGAGTAACGAGACATCACACCACAAGTGGGAGAGAGGTATTATCTACTTCTTAATTTAGACGGTTGGGATTTAGAATGGACCGGAGAAGAGTTTGAGCATTACGATGCAAGAGGCAAAACACCGAAAGGATTTGACTGCGTAATTGAGTTTAAATTAAGACACGCATACTATCCAACTAAAGTACTAGAGAAATACAAATATGATAAGTTAATGGAAATGGAGGATTGCTTGAAATTTTACTATGTATTTGACTCTAGAGGAAACTATCTTTATTATTTAGATTCTTTAGAACTGCCGGAGCAAAGTATAATAAACTGCAAAGTAAATGAGAAATTCGGAAATTCAGAATTAATAAACAAAACTGTTTACTTTTTGTCAGAGAGCCAAGCATCGATAATAAATAAATACTAAAAATTTGTTAATAAACTAAAAAAGATTATCTTTGTAAACCAAACTAAAACAAAAAATAATATGAATGAATTAATCAAAACAGAGGCACTACTCAAAGAAATAATAACAGAAAGAGAAAGAGCCAAAAAAGAACTAGAGCATCAAATAGAGGAAATAACTAGACTTGTAACGATATGAAAGTTTTAAATTTATACGCTTGTTTAGGAGGCAATAGACTTTTGTGGGAGGATTGCGAAGTTACTGCGGTTGAACTTGACGAGGAATTAGCACGAATGTACCAAGAGAGATTCCCAAACGATACAGTTGTCGTAGCAGATGCACACCAGTATTTATTAGACCATTACAAAGAGTTTGATTTTATATGGAGTTCGCCACCTTGCCCGACTCATAGTATAGTTAATTTTTTTTTAAATGCTCAAGGAGTTATAAGATATCCAGATATGAGCTTATGGCAAGAGATAATATTTCTTAATCATTTTTTTAAAGGAAAATATGTAGTTGAAAATGTAAAATCTTATTATGAGCCAATGTTTAATCCTAAAAAAATAGGCAGACATTATTTTTGGAGTAACTTTTTAATTCCATACATTGAAGTTGAAAAAAATACTATTGGTAGAATGAATGGAAAAAATCAAACTGCAAGTAAAAAAACAAAAGAAGAAAGAAACGCAGTCAATAGTGATTTAGGAAAACATATTTTCAATATTGCAAGAGGCATAGTAGAGAAATCAAATATTAACCAAACACAATTATTTTAATGATAGTTGTAAATTATGCAAGGAAGTTGTTTATAGTCTTTATCTATTGAAACTATTATAACTTGGTCTCTTCCGAATGCCTCTGTTAGACTAGTCCAGTAGGTTGCTACTAAATCGTCTGTCTCTACTCCAGCACCTCTTTTGGCTTCGTATTGTTCAACTACATAAACTTGTAACTCATTTAATATTGGAGGAATTTCTCTGTCTATTCTGTTTGCTTTATATGTCTTTGATATCTCTTTGCGAAAGTTACCTCTAGCACAAGCAAATGTCATTACCTTATCAACTTCGTATGTCTCTTCTATTGTGTTTATGATATTCATATACACTTCGTCAAACTTTAGCTTGGCCTCTTCTATGGTATGGTAACCGGTATCCTCTGGAGTTTCTTTTTGCTTATAACAACTGCTCCAGATTAAACTTCTGCAAAGGATATGGAGTAAAGTACGTTAAGAACGCATTTAAAGACTGTTTAAGCGATTATAATTATATTCGAGTAGTATTTAGTCTATTTAAAAAAATATACAAGCAGAAAGCACGAGAGCGATTTATAGAATGTTACTTACTTTTAAAATTAAAAACAAAATAAATGGAATACAAATTAATAGCAAACGAGATAAAAGATACACTAAAAGTAAATGTATTTGAGAACTCACGAAAGAGACCAATAATAGACGCAAGGAGTTTATTCTGTTACATACTACGCAAAGATTTTAATCTTACGTTACATAGTATAGCAGACATATACAAGAGCAAAGGAAAAAATTACAATCACGCAACAGTAATTCACTCGGTTAATAATTACGAGATAGCATCTAAAGACGATAGAAGACTTGAAGAGATAAGAGCCAAAGTATTAAAACTAACAAATCCTCAAGCAGTACTTATAAATAGAATAAGAGACATATACGACACAGACAGATTACAAGGTTTACACAACTTAATAGACTTCCAAGAGCAACAACTAAAATAATAAAATATGGGCAAACCAAAATACATAGAGACTCCAGAGATACTATGGCAACACTTCGAAGAGTACAAAAAAGAGACAAAGAGCAAACCATTCCTAGTTAAGGATTGGGTAGGTAAAGATGCTCTAGACGTATATAGAGAGAAAGAAAGACCACTCACTATTGAAGGCTTCGAATGCTACCTAGCAGATAAGAATATAATAGATAATTTAAGCCAATATTTTGCAAATACTGAGCAAAGATACACAGACTATCAAACTATCTGTTCACGTGTAAAAAAAGCAGTACGTCAAGACCAAATCGAGGGAGGTATGGCCGGAATGTATAATCCAAGTATAACACAAAGATTAAACGGATTAGTTGAGAAGACTCAAACCGAAGTGAATGTAACCAAGTTCGAATTTGATGAGTAAAATAAAAGGTTATAAGCCACATCCAAACCAGAGGCAAATACACGATTCAATAAATAATGAGCCATACAAATATTATGTATTGAATATCGGTAGACAGTTTGGTAAAACGATGTTGGCAATTAATCAAATGTTATACTGGGCAATCAATAACAGAGGTTGTAATATTGCTTGGGTAACTCCGGTATATAAGCAAGGAAAGAAAGTATTTAGCGAATTAGAGAAGGCCACCAGAACGAGTGGCTTTTTTGAGTTTAACCAAAGTGAGTTAACTGTTAAAGGATTCGGAAGTACTATCTCTTTTTTCTCTGGAGAGAGACCGGACAATATTCGAGGAAATACATTTGACTATTTAATAATCGATGAGGTTGCATTTACTAGAGAGGAACTTTGGAGCGAGGTACTTTCTGCAACCGTATTAGTCAAAGGAAAAAAGGTTATATTTATATCCACACCTAAAGGAAAAAATCATTTTCACACACTATCACTCCAGCCTAATTACGACAATCGATACAAGTACTTTCACTTTACTTCTTACGATACTCCATTCATAAACGAGTTAGATTTAGAAGAGCGAAAGAGAAGTTTACCTAGCCACATATTTAGACAAGAGTATCTCGCAGAATTTTTAGACAATTCAAGCGGACTATTTGCAAACGTAAGAGAGTGCATCGGAGAGCCAACAAATTCAAATGTATATTACGGAGGTTTAGATATTGGACGAGCAGACGATTACACAGTACTGACTATAATAAACGAACACAAGCAAATAGTATACTGCGAGAGATGGAGACACGATGAATGGACCAGAATAATAGACAAGGTAGGAATTAAAATAAACGAGTACAATGCAAAGGTATATGTCGAGGTAAACAATCAAGGAGACGTATTTTTTGAGATGCTAAAAAAGATATGCGGTAAAAGAGTATATCCATTTGTTACAAGCACAAAGACCAAGCCGATAATGATTGAAGACTTGGCCGTATTATTCGAGCAGAAAGAAATACAAATTTTAAACATCAGTTGGCTAATAGATGAGCTAGAAGCATTCACTTACATATATAACCAAACCACAAGGAACGTACAATATTCTGCACCTCAAGGAGTCCACGACGATAGTGTAATTAGTTTAGCATTATCTTACCAAGCTATTAAAGATTTAAAAAACAGAGGAACATACGCAATCAAATAAAACATAAATAAGATGCCAAAACCAAAAAAAGAAACCGGAGAGAGTACAAGTGAATTTATTAACCGATGTATGTCAGATGACAAACTAATAAAAGAATATCCAGACAACGAGCAGAGATATGCAGTTTGCATAGGCCAAGTTGAAACGTTAAGGATAGTACGAAAGAAACTCACAAATAAATAAAACAAACGTTATATAGTTATGAAATTAATAGTACCAAGTACACTAGAGGAAATCAGTTTAAGCAAATACCAGAGATACTTAAAAGAGTTTGAGTATAGCAAGAGCCAAAAGAATCAAGAGACATATCTAGGTTTAAAAATGATTGAGATATTCTGCGAGGTAACAGAAGACCAAGCCAAGCAAATTGATTCAGACTCGGCAAACAAAGTGATTAAAATATTAGTTGATTTACTTTCAGTTGAGCAACCACTTGTCGAAAGTTTTAATCTAGGAGGTATAAACTTTGGTTGGATTCCTAAACTAGATAACTTATCATTCGGAGAGTTTCTAGACGTAAACAATAACATAGACAACTGGGAGGATATAGTTATCGCTATGGGAGTATTATATAGACCAATAACCGGAAGAGCAGCAGACGGAAAATACTTGATTGAGAAATACGAAGGAGATAAGTACCACGAAATATTAAAAGAGATGCCGTTAAATGTTGTGCTAGGTGCAACGGTTTTTTTTTGGAATTTAGGCTTGGATTTAGTGACATCTATCCTAAACTCTTTGGAGTCGGAAATGAACAAGATGAGTTCAGTACAGAGACGCAATTTTCAAGAGAATGGGGATGGTTTGCTTCACTCGCTGAACTCGCTAAAAATGACGTTACAAGAATTGAAAAGGTTACCAAAATAAATATGCACTTGTGTTTAAAGTTTCTTTCATATAAGATAGGCAAAGACGAATTGAGAGCAAAGCAATTAGAAAAAATAAATAGAAAGTATGGACGATAAAAAAGGAGTTGAGGCATTGTACAATTTGATTGATTCTTTAAACGAGGAACTATTAAGCAATCCATTTGTAAATAAAGTAACAGTAGGAAGACTGACCGAAATTGATTTGGCTAAAAATACTATATTTCCTTTGAGCCATATAATGCTAAATTCAATTAGGCATAATGAGAATACATTATCATTCAATTTTACTATATTTAATCTAGACATCGTAAACATATCAAAGGAAGCCGAAATAGGCGTTTACGGAAACGATAATACTTTTTACATACTATCTAACCAACTCTATGTTATTAATCGTTTATTGAGTCGTTTAAAGCAGTCTACAATATACAAAGACGGTTGGGAATTAGAAGGCACTCCAGATAGTGACGTAATCGATAAGGAAATGGAGAATATGTTAACCGGATATCAAACAGACATAACTATAAATGTACCTAACGACATCTCAAAATGTTAAATATAAAGTTTGAGCATTTAATTGATGCTATGAATGAGTTTGGCGATAAGGTTGTTGCCGATGCTAAACAGAACTTAAAAGACAAAAAGAAAGTCGATACCGGCACACTCGAAAAAAGTGTAGTTAATAACGGAGTAAGATTTATGAAGCGGTCCTTTAGTTTGAATATAGGTATGTCAGACTATGGAGCATTCGTTGATAAGGGAGTCAGAGGAGTAGGAGGAGTAAGAAAGCAGACAAGCACTTTTAAAAGAACAAACAACAAAGGTAAACTCTGGAAGCAAAACGGAGGAGATAGTCCGTACAGTTTTAAAGAGGGAAAAAAACCAAGTGTTAAACATTTTATTGACTGGAGCAACAAGAGAGGATTGAGTCCTTTCGCAGTTAGAGAGTCAGTTTATCATCAAGGTATAAAACCTACTTACTTTTTAAAAGAGGCAGTAGAAGAGAACATAAAACTTATGCCAAAAGAAATAGCAGAGGCATTTGCTTTGGACGTAAAGTCAACAATAGAATTAATAGCAAAATCAAATTTTAAATAATATGCCAGCAGCTACAATAAAAGTAATATTAGCTAGAAGTCCTTATCAAGTTGTAATTAACGAGACTAATCAAGTTAAAACAAAAGTCGAATTAAGATTATGGAATAAAGGATTTAGTACAAGACCAACAGACCCAACTTATATAATGAGTGAGGGAATTGCATCTGTAACTCAAAAAGAAACCAATTATAATTTATCTCCATTTATTCTAGAGTACATAGATAAATTTAAATTGAGATACAATCCAAACTCAATAATTGAAGCCGATTATAATGAATGGTGCATAGGAGAGTATAGGACTTTTTATAGTACAGATGGAATTAATTACTCTTCAGTTGACACAATAGAATTTTGTGCAGTAAATGGTTATTCAAATGTAGAGAATGGATATAATTTTGATGTTGCAAATGCAAAGCCTTATTTATTATTAGCAAATCCAAATATAAAAGTTTATTGGAATACTACTATTCCATATTTAAATTTTCTTTGCAGAGAAAGTGAAGTTACATATTTTGCACAATGGGTAGATAAGTCTGACGAAGTTACAAAGACTCAAACTTTTTATACCGGAGTAGATGAGTTTTTTAATTATGCTATTCCTTTAGTATTTGGTGCAAGTATAAGAGTAGAAATATATAACGAGTCTAACGAATTACTTACAAAAGTAGAAACTGAGGAAATCTGTGAGCCAAAATATCCTATTCAAGTTTTATGGTTTGTAAATAGATTTGGAGGCTGGAATCATTTTTCATTTTTCAAAGCAAGTTACAATTCAATCGATGTAAAGAATAGCGATTATGCGTTAATGCAAAAAAACGTTAATTACAACTATCGTAAAGGCCAGACAAAGCCATTTAATATTAACGGAACAGAAAGTATTAAAGTTAACACCGGATGGATTACAGAGGACTATTTTGAGTGGATTGAGGAAATGATGTTAAGCGATACAATTTTATATACAAATAGTGAATTCCCGATTACAATCAAGACAACTAGTATGCAAAAGAAAACATACTTAAAAGACAAAAACATCAACTATACTTTAGAGTTTGACTTTGCGAATAAACTAATTAACAACATCGTATAATGAAATTAAGCGTAGAGGTTTATATTAAGAAAAATACTTTAGTTGTTAGTGGAGAAGCTACTGCGAATAACTCAAGTCCGTTTTTAACTATTACAAATAACATAACAATGACTACGAATCAATACGTAGGCCATTACGTTAAGGTTACCTCTGGAGATAGTACCGGATTAGTTAGTTGGATTCTTTCAAACACAACAACTGTATTAACTTTAGAAACTGCAATCCCTATATTAAACGGAGACGATATAGAAATATACAGAAGTGACTATCAAAGACTAGATTTATTCAAAGACGAAAAGATAAGCATTACTTCACAAATTGGGAACGCAAATGACATAGGAAAGTTATATACGGATTACACTCAGTCGTTTACTATTCCAGCATCAAAGAATAACAATCAAATCTTATCGCACTGGTACGAAAGTAGTGTTGATAATGGATTCGACCACAGAATGCGTTATGATGCTTTTATCGAGGTTAATACACACAGATTTAGAGACGGAACTATTCAACTAGAGAAAGCAGACAAAAAAGACGGATTTATAGAAAGTTACTCGGTTACGTTTTATGGTAACTTGGTGCAGTTAAAAGACATTATCAAAGACGATAAGCTAAACAGTTTAAATTATACAAGTTTAAACCATACATATAATGGCGGAGCTATTAATAATAGAATTTTATTTGATAACGATATATCAACCGGATTACCTTATTTAGTTAGATATCCATTAATAGGTAATTCTTATAAATATGAATACCAAACCGGAAGCGTAACAAACGATATTACTTTGTCAACCGGAGCAATCAAATGGAATGAGTTATTTCCAGCAATTCCTTTAAGTTCTATTTTTTCTTTCATTCAAGCAAAATACGGAGTTACTTTTACCGGTAGTTTTTTTAATTTAAACCAGTGGAAAAAATTGCATCTTTATTTAAAAAATGCTTTGTCGATGTCTGAAATAACTCAGAGGTTTAAAATGAATTATACAAGTATAGTTACTACAAGTCCTTTTGTAGCATTTCCCGAATTTAATTTAGCAACTGATACTCTGACATCAACTTGGAGTTTTGTACCGGCTAACGCAGTTGGAGACATTTATATTTATATCAATATTACTATTACTCCTTTAAGTGGATTTACAAATGTTCCTTATAGTGTTTTTTGTTACAGAGACGGAGAATTATATAGAACTTTTACAAACCTAACTGGTACACGGACAGTAAGACCAGAAGAAGTAAGAAGAAGTACAGATGGCTCATCTCATAGATATACATTTTCTTTTTCATCTACTCAAACAATGAATTTTACTAGCGAAGTAGTATTGCAAAGATGTTTTGCTAGAGTTATTGCGACTCCTTCCGGTATAAGCTATCCACAAACTATCACTCGAAGTAAAGCAATAAGCGGGACATTAAGTACTATTAATAATATTGATATTGTAAATTATATACCCGACATTAAAACAATAGACTTTCTAACCGGTATAATAAAGACATTCAATTTAATGATTGTTCCAAGACCGAATAATACTTATGAGTTTGCACCTCTTGAAATGTTTTATAATGCTGGTAAAACTTTAGACATAACAGAGTATACTTATGAAAACGAAATGAGTATAAACAAACCTAAGTTATTCAAGAGTATAAACTTTAAATATGAGGAAAGTAAGAATGTATTAAACGAGCAGTTTAAAAGTTTATACGGAAATGCATACGGAGATTTGATTTACAATTCAGAAAGGATTACAGAGAACTCAACCTACGAAATAAAGCTACCTTTTGAGAACGTATTATTTGAAGTACCAACGCAAGGCAAATTATTTCAAACCGCTACTTTAATCGACAAAGATTTAAAACCGTACATACCAAAGCCAATGCTTATTTATATGAGTGGGAGAGTAACTGCATTAACTGGTAGCGATAGGATTTATATTACTCAATCAAGTGGAGGACCAACTACGTTAGTAAATTATCAAAGATTCTCAAATGAATACGATAATATGCCAACAGATGTAAACCACGCTCAGTTAATGACTATGAATTTTGGGAACGAGCAGTCAAGTTGGTTAAACGAATTAGCACCTCAAGGCCTTTATTACAGACATTATAAAAACTTTATTGATAATTTGTACAATATAAAAACTAGATTAATAAAAGTAAAGGCATTACTACCGGCAAGTCTTCTAGGAAGTACAGTTACAAATGGAGCGGGTATTCCTTTAGGTATTGCATTAAACGATAGACTAGTTATTCGTAATAAAAGATACTTAATAAATTCATTCACTACGGATTTAACAACCGGAGAAACTGACCTAGAATTATTGACCGATTACAGAGGAGTTAATGCAGCGAGTACGGTTGGATATAGATTTGCTGATATGGAGAACATCCAAACAGACAAAGAGGCCCTAGTATTTGACGTAGAAATATACTTGAATGATTATGACTCTTTTGATATAAAAGCATCGACAGACTTTTTATCTTACACTCACACAAATAACAATAAAACGGATAAACTCTTAACAGTTACTGTCCCAGCAAATGCAACTGCATTAGATAGAACCGGAGTAATTATATTAGAATACAAAATAAACGGAGCAACAGTAAAAACTGAATATATATTCGTAATCCAAACTGCAATATGATAGAGCAAATATTAACATTATTGAAAGAGTCAAATCACTACGGACAGAGTGAATTGATAGAAATAGCAAAGGGAAAAAACAAACATCCAGAAACTTGGATAGAAGCATTTAAACAACATAAAAGACTATTGAAATGGCACAAGAAATAGACATTAATTTAAACGTAAATGCAGAACAAGCAGACAAGTCTCTCGGTAGTTTAAAAAGTCAGTTAAGAGAAGCACAACAAGACGTACAAAAGTTAGCTGATAAGTTCGGAGCAACATCACAAGAGGCCGTAAACGCAGCTAAAAGAGCAGCAGAGCTAAAGGACAGAATAGGCGATGCTAAAACTCTTACAGAGGCATTCAATCCAGATGCTAAATTTAAAGCATTAAGTGCATCCCTATCTGGAGTAGCCGGAGGATTCGCTGCCTATCAAGGTGCTATGGGATTGGTTGGAGTTGAGTCTAAGGATTTAGAGAAACAACTTTTAAAAGTTCAGTCTGCAATGGCTATCGCACAAGGTTTTCAAGCACTAGGAGAAGCCAGAGATAGCTTTAAGCAACTTAAGGCCGTAGCTATTGATGCATTTAATGGAATTAAAGCAGCAATAGGTAGTACCGGAATAGGTTTATTAGTTGTTGCTGCCGGTGCTTTATATACTTATTGGGATGATATTAAAGAGGCAGTAAGTGGAGTAAGTGAAGAGCAAAAGAAATTAAATGCATTATCTCAAAAAAATGTTGACCAAGAGACTGAGAAACTTAAAACGATAGGAAGCCAAGATAATATTTTAAAACTTCAAGGCAAGACAGAGAAAGAGATTTTAGATATTAAAATCAAGCAGACAGACGAGGCAATCGCTGCAAATAAAATAAACCAAGAGAATCAAATAATAAACACCAAATTAGCAACAGAGGCAGCACAAAGAAATTATGAGATGCTAAAATCGTTTATTGATTTTATATCTATACCTCAAAGAATATTATTTGAAAATGGTGCAAAGGCTATTAATAAAATAATTGATTTAATAAATAAAATTCCCGGCATCGACCTTAAATATAAAATCGATGAAAAGTTTGCAGAGCAGTCAGTTGACTATTTAACAAAATTAGCATTCGATCCAGAGAAAGTAAAAAAAGACGGAGAGGCAACTGTAAAAGCATCACAAGACACAATTAATAAACTTTTAAATGACAGAGCCGGTTATCAATTAGGTAAAATGGCTATTGATAAAAAAGCAGAATTAACAGACGAGGAGAGACTAAAAAAATTAAAAGAGTTAAACGACAATTATAATAAAAAATTAGCAGAAGAGGAGACGTCTTTTGATTTAACAGATTTACAAAATAAACAAGACAAACTTAATGCCGATGCAAAATTTAAGGAAGACCAGATAGCAGCAGAAGAAGCATATCAATATAAAATAACACAACTTCAATACGATAGCCAGTACGAAAGAGAGCAAAGAGAAGAAGAAGATAGACAAAGAAAAATACAAGCATTCCAAGACACAACAGATGCAATAGGAAGTATTGCTCAAAGTGGTGAGGAGTTATTGTCTGCGTTACAATCTACCGGACTAGCAAGAGGCAAAGCCGGTCAAGCAGCAATGAAAGCACTTGCGTTAGTTCAGATCGGAGCTGATAGTGCAATCGCATTTTCAAAAATGATGCAAGGTACAGAAACGAGTGCAGCCGGAGCAGCAACCGGAGTACCACCACCGGCAGCACCAGCTACATATCTAGCAACTAAGATAGCATTTTACGCTAGTGGTAGTGCAACTATATTAGCAAATTTAGCAAGAGCAAAAGCGTTACTCTCTGGAGGAAGTGGCGGAGGTGGAGGAGCAACCGGAGGAGGTGGAGCAGTACCGGCAGCAGCACCAAGTTTCAACGTAGTAGGGCCAAGTGGAACGAATCAAATAGCAGAGAGTATGGCCAATAGAGAAAGCCAACCTTTAAGAGCATTCGTAGTGGGTGGAGACGTAACTACTCAACAAGTATTAAACAGAGCGATAGTTGAAAATGCAACTTTAGGATAAATAAACGTTATATAAAAAAATAAATTAATATGAAATTAATCGAATTAATAATTGACGAGGAAATGGAGTTATCCGGTATTGACGCAATAAGTATCGTAGAGAATCCAGCCATAGAAGAGGATTTCATTGCTTTAAAAACAGAGCAAAAAGAGTACAAGTTTGCCGAAGTAGATAAGGAGAAAAAAATCATTATGGGTGCTATGTTAGTCCCAGATAAACCAATTTACAGAAGAGACGAAAACGAGGGAGAGTACTATATTTATTTTAGTAAAGATACTATTCGTAAAGCTATGGAGTTATTCTTTGTAAATGGCAATCAGTCAAACGCTACCTTTGAGCATATGGAATCTATTACGGGTTTAACTATGGTAGAGAGTTGGATTGTAGAAGACACAGACAAGGACAAATCTAAACTTTATGAATTGAATGTACCAGTAGGAACTTGGATGGGAACTATTAAAGTAAACAACGATAAGATTTGGAATGACTTTATTAAAACTGGTAAGGTAAAAGGATTTTCGATTGAGGGATATTTTGCAGACAAAGCAAAGACTCCACTTTCAAAAATTGATGAAACAGAAGAGGAAATACTAGCCGGATTAGATTTATTAGAACTTAATACACTTTTAAATTATGGCAAATAAAGACTTTAAAACACCGAGTAGAACAAGTCCTAAAAACGACAAAAGAGGTTGTTTATGTGCCGACAATAAATACTCTAGAAAGTGTTGCGATGGAAGTTTACAAGCACAAGGCATAGGAACTATTTACAGAAAGGCAGAATAAAAATGCAAAAAAAAATAGTAGTTCGTTATATGGGAAAGAATTAATAATTTTAAATATGAAAAACACAGAAATTTTATCACGCATTAATGCGTTGCTTCGCAGAAACGTGAAGCTAGAGCAACAGACTCTAGATAACGGGACTGTTATTGAAGCCGATAGCTTTGAGGTAGGGATGCCAGTATTTGCTATTGACGGAGATAATAGAGAGCCGTTAGAAGTTGGGAGTTATTTACTTGCTGACGGTACAACTTTAGAGGTTTACGAAATTGGAATGATTGGCGAATTAGCTGCTCCGTCTGCCGAAGCAGAAGAGGTAGAAATGTCAACAGAGCCAGAAGAGGAAACTACAGAGGAAGCACCAGCAGAAGAGGTAGCACCAGAAACAGAAGTAGAACTAGAGGCAGTACCAGCTACTCTAGAGGAAATCCTTACTAAAGTAATGGAAGCACTTGAGCCAAAAATGGAAGAGTTAAAATCTAAACTAGATGCTTTAGCTGCTTATCAAACTGAAATGAAAGCAACACTTTCAAGTGTATCTAAAAAAGCAACAGTACACAAACCAGCAGACACTAAAGTAAATTTAGGGAAAGCAAATACTGGTAAAAACATCTCTAATACAGAGGCTAGAATAATGGCAGCATTATCAAACTAATTAATTAAAAATAAACTTAAAAAAATAAAACACAATGCCAAACCAACCAACGATTACCTCAAATTATGCCGGAGAATTTGCCGGTAAATATATCGCAGCTGCGGTATTAAGTGCGAACACAATCGCAAACAATGCAGTTACTGTAATTCCTAATGTGAAATTCAAGACTACGGTGAAGAAAGCCGTTATTTCTGGGCTTGTCGCCGATGCAACTTGTTCATTCACAGACGCTGGGACAGTTACTTTGTCTGACAAAGTTTTAACAGTAGCAGAAAAACAAGTAAATTTAGAATTATGCAAGACTCCATTCGAGCAAGATTGGGAAGCACAAAGTATGGGATTCAGTTCATTCGATGTTATGCCAGCAACTTTCTCTGACTTCTTTATTGCTAAAGTTTTAAAAGATATCGCTATCGATACTGAGACTTTCTTATGGAATGCAACTAACGGACTTGGTAAATTATTGAGAACTGACGGAGCAACAGTTATTGGAACTCCTTTAGCTATTACTTCTGCAAACGTAATCGCAGAAATGGGAAGAGTTGTTGATGCAATTCCAGCAGCATTATACGGAAGCGAAGACTTAAGATTATATGTTTCTCAAAACGTGGCTAAAGCATACGTAAGAGCGTTAGGAGGTTTCTCTGTAGCTGCTACTTCAAACTCTGGGGTTAACGCTGCTGGTACAACTTGGTACAATGGTGGAGAGTTAACTTTTGACGGAGTTACAATCTTTGTTGCAAATGGTTTACCAGCAAACACAATGGTAGCTGCTGAAATCTCAAACTTATTCGTAGGATTCGGTTTAGCTGACGATGCAAATGTTGTTAAAACGATTGATATGGCTGACATCGACGGAAGCAAAAACGTTAGATTTATTGCACGTTTCTCTAGAGGTATCCAAGTAGGTATCGGAGCAGATGCAGTTACTTACGGAATAGCATAATTAAATTAAATGCCTCTCTGAAATATGGGAGGCTATTTATTAACTTTTAAATAAAAAAAATATGAGTACTTGCTTAATGGCTACCGGACGTAAATTACCGTGTAAGGACGCAGTAGGAGGAATTAGAAATGTATGGTTTGCTGACTATGGTACACTAGGAACATTAACTATAACTGCTGGAACACTTACGGCAATTACTGGAGCTGGAACAAACTTTTACAAATACGAAGTTAAAGGCGGTAATAATTTAGAACAAACTATCACTTCAAGTGATGAGAATGGAACTACTTTTTACGCAATGACTTTAACACTTGTATTAACTAAATTAGATGCAGCAACACAAGTTGAAATTCAAAAAATTGTATCTCAAAGACCTCACGTATTTATCGAGGATAATAACGGAGATTACTTTGCAGTAGGTTTGACTAGAGGTTGTAATGTGAACGGGTCTGTTACTACCGGCACAAATTTAGGTGATATGCACGGGTACACTTTGACCGTTACGGCCGAAGAACCTATATTAGCACCTTTTGTAACTTCTACTGTTGTTACAACTCGTTCATCTGCTACACAGATAACACCGTAATAAAGTCAGTCTATAGAGGTTTATTCGGTAACAGAAAGGGAGTGATTAGTTTCACTCCTTTTTTATTTACAAAAAAAAATAAAAATACGTTATATAACTATGACAGTAGTAAACCAAGATAACGCATCTCAAAGATTTATAACAATCCCTAGAAACTATATAGAGGGAGAAAGTCTAACAATAAAAGTCAGAGACGAGCAAAAAAA